TAGAAATGCCTTGAATGGTACATCATAAGTTAAAATCTCTGTACAGAAATCATACCATACACCCTCAATATCAGCTTTGATAATATCTGGTTGTGGCATATCTTCTTCCATCATCTGTTTTAAATTTTTACATTCAACTTCTACATATGCTGGGTCTTCACCAAATTGTGGTAACGGTAATAATGAGTAACACAACTTAGGGTCCTTTCTATCATAATAGAATTTCATTGTACCAGGTTTTTTATTATATGCAACTGGATGATATGTCATTTTTTCTTTATTAGGAAAATCATCTTTAAACATTTGTACAGTATCAGGTGTAGGGTCATAACAATGTATATTTAAATTTGGATTATCTAATAACATTTCTTGTTCGAAACCAACATCTCTATGTACACCTAATGATAATACATTTGTGCTTTCTTTAACCACACTCTCTGGTAACCAATAGTTTTTGTATCTTTTAAAGTTTTGAGGACCCATGTAGATACCTTCAAGTCTTTTTATCTCTATTAAGAGTTCTTGTTCCGTCATTTTAAATCCTTAATCTTCATATACAGGCCAATCTGTTTGAAAGGTAACATAGTTTAATTGTATGCCTCTCCTTTCTACCTGTATTTCTTTTCCCTCTGACATTCCATGCCAAGCATTAGGTCCATTAAATATATAACCATAATTATGCCAAAAAGGTATAGTTTTTACAAATTCTTTCTTTTCATTATATAAGTCTGTACCTAAGCTTATGTTCTCACCTGTTTTATTTACATATATCAAACTTGATATTAGTTTTTCTGGTATATCAATATGTGGTTTCAACCAAAATCCCTCTGTATCGTTTAATACTTCTAATCTTACAAATGAACCTGCAAAGTTATTTTCATTACCAACCATTTTAGCAATCATTTTTCTAATAGGTATACTTCTTAATTCATCTATAAGTTTTTTAAGTTCAGGATACTTATTATAATTATCTCTTGTAATATATTCTCTAAGTTGGTGATTTTGTTTTTCAACTCCTTCTTTATAACCTGACCTTGTGCCATCATGTAATACACCACTTCTTTCAATCTTTGCACCTCTTATTTCATCTACTTGAGCTTCAGTTAATGCCTGACCAAAGGTGTGATGTACCCATGGACTATCATCATATTTTGATTTACTTAAACTTTCAAATAATTTTGTATAGCTCATTTACTTCTCCTGTAACAAGTCATAAGCATATCCACTTTGCATTTCTGACTTTCTAAACATACTACCAAATAGTGAACACAACCATTCGTGTCTATTATCTGGATAATAAGGTGTTTCAATTTTACTTAATTCATCTAAACCTAAACTTACAGGTCTAGCTGGCGAATGGTTACTTGCAAAACTTGGTATACCATAAACTAATGCTTCGTTGGCAGTCATAGAATGCCACGATACAATTGCAAATGCACCACTTAAATCTTCTTCTAATGGTGTCTTATTTCTTTTATTATGCCATTTTTCATTATCTCTAAACTTATATCTAACTTTAATTTCTCTATCAGTATATTTTTTAATTTCTTTAATAGTATCTTCTATCCACTTTTCTTCATCCATTTCAAACCAGATGGCTGTATGATGACTAGGTGGAATAACCAAAATATAACTACCATCTTTTTTCCATTCTTGTTCCTGGATGAGTTCTTTTTTACTGTACTGATTTAGTATATCGGTATACCTTTTTTCCATACCTTCAAACTTTCGTATCTCTGTAATCTGTAAATCATTTTTACAAATACGATACCAATGGTCATTAAAGTCTGGATGTGTCTGATAATTGTTGTTGAAAAAATATGGTTGGTCAAAATAATACCAATCATGTGTTTTTAAATATGGTTTTAGTGTGTGTGTATTTCTAAGCAAACCTTGAAAACATAATACATCATCATCTTTTAAAGTATCAGGTTGCCATTGAGGCCAACTACCTCTATAAAAAAAAGGTGCCAAACCACCACCTTCCATAGCATAATACTTTTGTTCTTTCTTGTGAGCAAATCTTTTGAGATAATCTTTTGAGGCTCTTCTAGTTTCAAATAAGTGAAAAATCATTTAGGTATATCCTCATGTGGTATTTTAGTTTTCATTCTGATACTAGTCATATCTTTTTTATTATCTACTTTATAGCCTTCGATATGAGTATAACCATTTCTCTTAGCCCACATTACACGCTTGTGACCTGTGACAACATATAGACCCTCTGAATGAAGTCTATGAGGTGTCCAATAATCTTTACTGTAAACTGTAGTTATAGGGAAAACCATGCCGGCATTTTTAAAACTGTCTTCATAACCATACTTTATCATCTTCTTATTCAACCAGTTTTCACCAGCAATATATAAAATGTCGTCTAACGGTATATCAATGATGTTATGTTTAACATCAGGATATTTTTGTGCCTTTAGAATTTTCATAACCAACCTTTTGTATAAAATAACTATCTGCAATATCAGAAACAGGATTGCCAACTTTGTCTGTAGCTAAAATAGATTTCACATCAATGTTTGTTTCAGCTACAAATGCGTTATACATCATTTCTTTGTCCGCATTTCCTTTTCCCGTAGCGCCTTTTTTGACAACGCTAGGGACAACCGTGCCATAAGGTATTTGTTCTTCTTGTAATCTGTACTTGAGGATTCCACAGTTTTCGGCAATTTGAAATATGCCTTGACCTTTTGAACCATAGGAGTAACCCTCAATATATACCAAAGGGTTAATGAGTGGACCAATAATATCCAATGCAAAGTCAGATATATATTTAAATCTTTCAATAGGGTCTTTCCATTCTTTATGTTCATAACCAATAATCTCCTCACTCATCATTCCTATATACTTCTTTTTAGAAGTTAAATAATAAAACATTAAACCTGCGTCACCATCTATATTTACACAAATGGCAGGACTAGTTAAACTATAATCAATTCCAATTATCGTCTTCGTTACTGTCTTCGCTATCGTTTGTCCAGACTTCTTGTTCGTCTTCTTCATTTTCTACCTCATATCCACAAAATGGGCAAGTTAGAGGTTCTAAATCTTGTTCCTCAATATCCCATACTATGGTATATTTAGTTTCACAGGACGAACAGTTTTTTTGTCTTTTCTCAGCCATTATAGTTTAAATTGTTTAAATTGGTCTTTTTTAACATCTTGTTTAATACCACCAATTACATATGATTCAATTTCTGTTTCTTGTGGTGCATTTTGTGTACCCTTTGAATTCAGCCAATGGTCTACCCACGGAAGTGGATTTGTTTTTTGGTCGTATTGTGGCGTAAGGCCTATGCTTTTCATTCTTCGATTTGCCATGTATTCTACAAACTGGTGTAACAGTTTTTCTGATAAACCAATCATACTTCCTTTGGAAAATAGATATGTTGCCCACCTTTTCTCCTCTGTCAATGCGTCATCATACATTTTATATAGGTCTTTCTCACATTCTTTTCTAATCTTTAACATATCTTTATCATCATTTCTATCATGCCAGTTATTAATGATAGTTTGTGACATTGCAAGGTGTTGACTTTCATCTCTTGCAATAAAAGAAATAATCTTAGCAGAACCTTCTAACATTTTAAGTTCACCAAATGCAAAGCTACAAGCAAACGATACATAGAATCTAAGACCCTCTAATATGTTTACTGTACACATAGCAAGATACATTTTCTTTTAAGTTCATAAAGGTCAACCTTATCTTTATTAAGGTGCCATCTATAACCCATATCAATTAATTCATCATATGCTTTTGTAACTGAGGCACTTCTAGCTTCAATCTTTTCATCATGTATGATAGTGTCAAATACTTCATTTGGATTAGAATATAAATTCTTTATAATGTATGTATAACTTCTACTATGGATTGTTTCCATGAAATCCCATGTAATAATACAACCCTCTAATTCAGGATTAGATACAAATGGTAAAAATGCCAAACACGGACCTCTACCTTGTACACTATCTAACATAGTTTGATACTTTAAGTTAGATGTAAATATAAATTTCTGTTGTTCATTTAAGTTTAGATAGTCGTTTCTATCTTTCTGCAATGATACTTCTTCAGGTCTCCAGAAATAACCTAATTGTTGCTGGTTTAATTTGTCAAATATAGGATACTTCATATCACTATATTGTTGGACTTGTAAGTCTTCACCAAAAAACATTGGTTGTTTCGTCACATCTAGTCCTTTTTCTCTGTTAAATACATT